TTGTAAGAAAAGCATTTGGTGGAGGATATAAGAGTTTCTTCCCTACATCAAAGAAACGGAAGAAATCAACACCGAAACCAAAGAAAGAAGAAACTATACACAATTTTACACAGCGAGAAGTCAAAGATTGTGATTATGAGAATCTGGAAAGACAGTTATTAAAGAAACAGTTAGGAGATGACATAACGTATGGATAATTTAATTTCTGTTAATTATGATGCAGATCAGCCTTGTGTATCGGCAAGAGATTTGCACCAACAACTGAATATTAGAACCCAGTATACAAAGTGGTTTGAAAGAATGAAAGAGTATGGTTTTACAGAAAACGAAGACTTCAAAGCTATTAGTCATAAAAGACTAACAGCTCAAGGAAACGAAACTACATATATTGACCATGAAATTTCTATTGATATGGCAAAACAGATATGTATGATTCAGAGATCGCCAGAAGGGAAACAGATTCGACAGTATTTCCTTGATCTCGAGAAAGCATGGAACACGCCAGAGCAGATTTTTGCTAGAGCGTTGAAGATGGCGGATAAGACTATTGATCAACTAAAATCGGAAAATGCGACGTTGATTGAAGACAATGAACGTATGAAGCCTAAAGAAATCTTTGCTGATGCAGTAACGGCGAGTAAAGATTCTATTCTCATCGGAGATTTGGCAAAAATTCTTAAGCAAAAAGGAATTGATATTGGTCAAAACAGACTGTTTCAAAAACTCAGAAATAACGGATATTTAATCCAAAGAAGAGGTCCAAGTTGGAATATGCCAACACAAAAGAGCATGGAAATGGGATTGTTTGAAGTTGAAGAAAGAACGATCACAAATCCGGATGGAACGACAAAGATCAGAAAGACTACAAAGGTTACTGGTAAAGGGCAGCAGTACTTTATTAATAAGTTATTGGCAGTAATGTAAAGTAGAAAGGAGTACCATCACAGACAACTTAATTCTTTACCTGATTAAGATTTCTCAAGTAACTATTAACAAATCATACGATGTAAACATATTTTTTCAAGTTTCTGTTTATTTTCATGATCTAGATTCAGTATTACAATTATCATTTTGCAAACCACAAACAAGGAATCGCAATGAATTATACAATCAGGCAAAAAGTAATAGGACAGTGATTGGGATAATTCATTGTTTCAGGTAAAGAATTAAGTTGTCTGTGATCATACGAGTAAGAGGAAATAACGATGGGAAAATTAGATAAAGAGCAGGAAGCAAGAATGGCAGGAATGGCATATGCGTTAGGCATTGCAGAAAAAAAAGGGAATTGATGGATTAAGAAAAGAGCTTCAGATGCGAGGAGCATTGAGAGTTGGACTTCTGATCGACAACGACAGATTAGATAAAGCTTTTGAAATCCTAGCAACAACACTCTATGGAAACATCATGACAACAGCATTATCAGCACTGGCAGATAGCGAAGGCTTTGGAGAAAAGAGGCTTCGAAGATTCAAAGAAGCATATGATCATAAATCCATGTGCCTGGTATCTCTGGATCAGTACGCAGAACATTTTGTAACATTTGAAGACATGGCAATTGATTTAAAGAAACGTTATAACATCGACATGAATGCAGAAATGATTGCATCAAACCAGGAAGTGATCGATAAAGGGCGAAGAGTGTTACCGAATGTAATCAAGTTATTGGAGCGTGAAAATCAGCACGAAGCAGCAGACGTATTAAGAGAGCATTTACATGAGGCGGTGGCAGTATGGTAAACAAGAAAGAATTTAAAGGCTACATCTGTGAGATCACAGGCAAGAGAATCAATGAGATGAAGTTGTGTCCGGACAAGCAGCAGAAGTTAAAGGTTCGGATCAAGTGCGATAAGGGTTGCATTTATTGTGAGAAGGAAGTGATCGATAATGACCGATGAAGAAAAAAGAATGGTAGAATTTAACAACTACATAGATGGTCTGATTGAATTTATGAATGGGGAGAATGATGACTTTGAACCGATTCCGATACCAAAAGAAGTTGATGATGAAATGCAGAAAGATCGTTTCTATTAATTGTTAAAGAAAGTTAAGGAACAACTAATATACCAATTAATACATCAACTAATGGAACAATACAACAGTTGATGTATCAACCAAGAGATTAAGGAGAAGAGAATATGAATGAACAGATCATAATACATTTAGACAATTTGACTGAAGAAGAAAGAGAACAGTTTACAAAACTGTTAGGCAAAGCGAGTGAAGAACCGAGCAAGGAAAGTCGTGTGTGGAAGCCTAAAAAAATAGACCAATATTATTACATAAACGATTTTACCGATGTATGTACAGATACTTGGCAAGAAGCCGGTGCTGATTATAAAAGATTTAAAATTGGGAATGTATATAAAACGAGAGAGGAAGTGTGCTTTGCATTAGAAAGAGCAAAGGTAAAAGCAGAACTGAAAAGATACGCATTAGAGCACAATGATCCCGAAAAGGAAGCATGGAATAATGACAACGGTCATTATATGATTGCGTTTAATCATAGAGTAAATGATCTTTTTATAACACGGGGATATTACATAGAAGAAGAATCAGCTACATGTTTTACATCAGCTCCTATTGCTCGTGACGCAATTGAAGCAGTTGGGCGAGAAAGAATTTTAAAATACATTTTCGGTGTAGAGGTAGAAGAATAATGGGCAAAGTCAGACAACGATTAGGAAAAGCCTATATCCACACAAAAGAAGAATCCATCCAGAGTATTATCATCGATGCTCTGGTAGATCACGGATATGACGTGGATGTTGAGGTTACAGATAACGGAACAGGAAACGAAGTAGTATCATGTGAGATTTACGATGTGGGGGGGCAGTAAGAAGAATGGTTGAGTTTATTGCAGGATTATTTATCGGAGCAGTTGCAGGAGTGGCAGTTATGTCACTCTGTGCTGCAGCGAAAGAGAGGGATGAGTTATGACAATAACAGAGAATCTTACAGGTGTCGTGAAAGAGGAACCAAAGACAATAACAGAATTTTTTGATGAAATAAAAAGCAACATCTGTGATAACTATTGCAAGTATCCAAGCGAAATAAAAGACTATGATGAGCTGATAGAAACAGTATGCAGCAAATGTCCGCTGCGAAAGTTGAACTAATTATTAGATTAGTTGAAATATTAGTTGAAGAATAAGTCGAAGGAGTTGATACATAAATGGCATATAGAGATTGTCCGTGCCTAAATTGTAAAGATAGATCACACGGATCAAAGAGAGTTGCTTGTCAGACAGGATGTGAGAAGTATCTGTCCTGGAAGGCAAAGGAACAGGAATTAAGAAGAAGAGAGAAAGAATCACGGCCTTATTACTCAAATGCAAGAAAAGCGATCATAAGAAACCGCCAGATGAAAAGAAAGAGCGGTAGGCAGATATGATTGATCCATGCAAAGCCTGTGCAGAACTAAACTGCATGGGCATTTGTGCCGATCGGGCGCATTACAAACAAGAGTACCAGGAAATGACAGACCGGATAAGGCAGCAGATAATAAATCGTAACAGGAGGGGAGAACGTGGACAAGAACGTACTGATCCAGTATTGTGACATGAAAGAAGAAATTAAAGATTTAAGGAGAAGAATCACAGAGACTGAAAAGCAGATCTGGAAGATTGCAGAAGAAGGAACTGTAAAAGACACAGTAAGCGGCGGCATGGGTGGAATACAACATTTTGTGGTGGAAGGTATGCCAGTACCAGAACTTAGCAGAAAGAAACTGCTGCTCAATAAACGAAAAGCTATGTTGATTGAAAAAGAGAATGAACTTTTAGAATTAACAAATCAAGTAGAACAGTATATAAGTAGCATCGAAAAAAGTGAATTGAGAACTATTTTCCGACTGTATTATATTGATGGAATGACATGGACACAGGTAGCGCACAGGATGAATGCCATGCATCCTAAAAGAAAGATTGCGTACAATGAAAAGAATCTGCAGAAGAGAAATGAAAGATTTTTTGCAGAAAATGAATAAATGTCGCTCACTGTCGTAGGAAAAAGGTTTAATATATAAGCTAAGGAAAAATGATGAATGAATATTCATAATTAATCCTCTTCTTTTTACTTATGAATGAACTCGGGTGATCTTCGGACCCCGAGTCTTTTTATGTCTAAATTTAGAAAGGATGGTAACGAATGAAACAGTACATTGGAACAAAAATCGTTAAAGCAGAACCGATGACAAGAGGTGATTATAACAATTATCGAGGATGGCAGATTCCTGCAGATGAAGATCCGACGGATGAAGGATACTTGATGGAATATGAGAATGGACATGAGCAGTGGTTGCCAAAAGAAATGTTCGAAGCTGATTATATCGAATATGACAAAAACAAATTACCGGCAACAGCTGTTGGCATGATAAGTACAGATTATAAAGAACGTTTCAAGGCAGAATATGCTCAGTTAGTAATTCGTTATGAAGGATTAAAGGGAATGCTTAAAAAGTGGGATGATGGAACACTTGAGTTTGAACCAACTTGCCCACGTAGCATTTACAACATGCAGATCAAAGCAATGTCTGAGTATATTGCAGTGCTTGAAGCAAGGGCAGCAATTGAAAATGTAGATTTGATGTCTGAGTAAAAGGAGAAGCAAAATGATTATTACAGGAATGGATCACTTCCAGAGTGTTTGCAAAAGAAAAATGGTTGATTGGTATAACAAGAGCGATAACCCATACAAAGGACTTAACGACGTTCAACCGGTTGATCTGAGTAATGTATTTGTTGTATGGAGCTGCAAGACCTTGCAAAATTACAAATGCCTGGTATCTACTACAGTAAGTGGGGACGGTATCTATGCAGAATACACGTACAACGGAGACAAACAGGAACTATATGAGGACGTGTATAAGAAGCTGACAAATACATGTCACACAGAAGAATAAAAGCCGGAGCAATCCGGCATAAGGACCTCTAGCTCAGCAGGTCAGAGCAGTCGGCTCATAACCGATCGGTCCAGGGTTCGAGTCCCCGGAGGTCCATTTAAGAAATAAGAAAGAAGGTGGTAATGTTTGAATGAAGAAAAAAACTACATATTGGCAGAATCCGATTACGTGGCCGGAATGAAGTATAAAGACATTGCTGCCAAGTATGGAGTCTCGATAAATACTGTGAAATCGTGGAAGAAACGATACGCATGGTCGAGGAACAAAAAGACAGGATGCATCCAAAAGGG